ACGGCGCTGCGATTTGTATTGGTCTGATTTTCAATACGCACTCTCATCCCACAAGACACAGGAAGCTTTATTCATCTCACATCCGCGCTCACGGTGATATTGAGTTTGCAGGACTACTCGGTCGCGTCTCACGCAATTATCAACGAGTATCCTAGCTCCTTTTGGCGGCATACTCGATGATCTCGCGGGCCAGTATCACCGGCAATCCGCGATAGATTCGCGTGGCCAAGTCCTCTGGACTGTATCCGGCATTGTAATTCTGGATCACGCCCTCGATGGGGATGCGCGTTCCGCGCACAATCCAGGCGCCGGACATAACTCCAGGCCGCCGTTGCGCCGCCGCACAGCCGGACCAGTCGATCCTTACACTCAAAATCTTGTTTGGGTCGATCATGCGCGAACCTACATCTACACACTCCGCGTAGCGCCGTCTCCACAGAGGCGCAGGCACGTCGTTGGAAAGACGGCAATCGGTTGGTCGCCGATGGCCCTATGCCAGCGACTCTAGTGCTTCAGCAGCGTAATCCCGCACAACTGCCGGCTCACTTGGATTGCCGCTGATCCGGCCTAAAATGACTTGCGACTGGCGCCGTTCGTCCGTAAACCCAAGCGTATAGATCGCCGCGATGCGCGCCGATAGTGGTTGTGTCCGGTCAGACGCAATCGCCATCAGCGAGGCGAAATCGACATGAGGGTACTGGCCGATCAGGCGCTTCGCGATCTCCATGTCCTCAACTGGCTCACCGGTAAACATCGACCTATTGTCACTCCCTTCGGCCAGGGTAGGCGATTTCGCCCGCTCAGTCATGCCGATCCCCTACCATCGCTGTCGCGTCCTGTTCATCGATCATTCTCGTCCAGCCTGTCTGTCATCAGATCGATCAACCGTTCTACGAGGACGGCGCGATCGTACTGGCGGACTTCGGATGGGGGCATCAGGATAGCATTCATCATGCCGCTATTTAGCCGCCTAGGAGCCTGCTACATGTTGCAGCGGCGACCTTCTGATCAAGCGTCACCATCATCGGTGACCACGGCATCGATTATCGCACGATCGTCGTCAGTCAGTGGCTCGACGGTGTCACCGAAAAACTGGCACGCCGTGACATGGTACCCAACACCATCTTCGTAATCTTTCTCGGCATCGGCAACCGCGATCAGTACTTCGGTGCTTGCACACGGCTCGCCGTCCTGTCCGATTTGAGTCCCATAAGGAGCGAACGCTTTCAGAATGTCGTATTTGCGCACATCTTTGAATTCGATCCGACGCCATGCGCCGAATACTGCGCCCGCGGATTCGGTGGCGTTTTCAGGATCATAGCGCAGAAAATATGCCGCGTAATCGGGATGCGCGGGGCGCCAGGGCCGACTATCGGCGTCAGGCCACCAGTCTGTATATCGGTCTTTCATGAGGTGGTCTCGGCAATCGCCTCAGCTTGACGTACAAGGCGTGCGAGCCTCAGGGCCACGCGTAGATGCGACTTCTGCTCGGCGACGTCCCTGGCGTGTCTGGCGGCTTCCTTGTGCAGTGAAATCAGCTTGAGCCAATCGGCCGCCATCGTCTCGATGTGTTCGCGGGTCATCCCATATTTATTGGCCTGCGATCCGCAGACGCTTCAATTCGATTTCCACGTTGTAATGTTCGTCCTCGATGGAGAGCGCACCACAGTGGACGCGTGTTGCGCTCGGTTCACACTCAGAGTTGAGTTGATCGCGGCTGGACGCCTCGACGAATGCGAAACGGGTCGAAACCCGTTGTGCATCCATGCTATATTTGTTGCCATAACACCCATCATTCAGATCATCGATGCTGCCGAACTCGTGCATGACGGGCGCCGGGCGAAAGGACAGACGGTTGGAATTCTCTCGTATCGAAATCTTAACAGCGCTGATCGCGACATGGCGGGAACTGTCTGAGCAACATCGTCTTGCCGGATCACACGATCAAGCGAGACGGCTGGATCGTCTGGCCCGTCAGTTGCAGACGATTGTCGCTGATGGGATCGACACGCAAGCTACGAGGACGATCAATGTTCGCGGGTCCGAGCGTCCGCCGCCGGAGCCAAGGCGACCCTATAAGCGACGGCCTAAATCCTAACGAGGCATAGCATCCGCACCCGACACGGGTGCCGCACCCGCTGCCGCTGCTGAAAAACTAACGGTGATCATTACACGCAGCTAGTTCCGAGTGTCGATAAATATCGGATGCTCATCTCCAATGATGTGACCCTGTGCAGCAAGACGGCTGCGTTGGACGCTGAACTAGATGCGGACTCGAAATCCGTTGGCACAGACGTGCTTGCTGCATTCGATGACCGTCTGGCCTACGGCGCTATTGTCGCCGATCCTCCGTGGACCTTCAAAACCTGGAGCGACATCCCCGCCTCGAAACGCTCGATCCTCAATCATTACCAGACGATGCCGCTGGCCGAGATCAAAGCGTTACCCGTGGCGGACTATGCGGCAAGAGATTGCGCGCTGTTCCTGTGGACCACCGACACGCATCTGCCGCAAGCACTCGAAGTTGTCGCGGCGTGGGGGTTCGCCTTCAAGACGATTGCATTTAACTGGGTTAAGCAGACCAGCACAGGAAAGCTGGTACTTTCGTGTGGCTGGTGGACCCGCGGAGGATCGGAGTTGTGCATTCTCTCGACTCGCGGGAAGCCGAAGCGATTGGCACGAGATGTGCGCCGCGTCGTCATGGCACCTGTGCGCGAACATAGCCGCAAGCCAGATGTCATCTACGAGACGCATATCCCGCGCCTTGTCGCCGGACCGTATTTGGAACTTTTCGCCCGCACCCGGCGCCATGGTTGGGACGTGGCGATGAGCGATCAGCCGGACCTCTTCGGTTAGGATCGCTCAAACTCTCTAGGCAGCGCCCCGATGGAACTCTCCAGGATCATGGCCGCGACTGTTGACCTGCGGTTCAAGGACTGTTCTGTGGGTTTCCGTGCCGAGTGGCGCATCATCGATGCGTTGATGCCATCTGATACTGTGGGGGCGATAGCGGGCGACGCGGCCTACTTTGCGGAGGCGATCGAGTTGGCCTTTAATTGCGGCTTCTGTGATCTCGCGATGAAAATGTTCGCTGCATCGGTTCGCGAGGTCCTTGTTTGTGAGCGTCGCTTCCTCCTGGTGAAACTCCACCAGGAAATCGATCTCTATGCCGGTCCAATTCTGGCCGCGCGATCGAGAACGCGACGGGAAGATCATTGCGTCGATCTGATTGACGTAGGCAATTGGCACTTGATTCGACATGCGCCACAATTCGATCATCTCGTTGGTGACTGGATTGGAAGTGTTGGCGGATGCTGTTACGTAAGATGTTTGATAGCCCCAGAGCGCACCGCGGCATCGAGAGATGCGGGACAGGAAGTGATCGAACGTGGCATAGCCATTGAGGCATTCGCGTTCTGCGCACTGAAACAATTGACTGGGCCGACGGCCGTCGAATTGCTCGGCGAGGGTCTGGCGGATTGTTTGTAACAAAATAGGTACGTCGCTTTCCTGATCGATCAATTGATCGAACAAACTTAGCAATCGCTGCATCGGTTTATGTCCTCTGCTGACGCTGGCCGTATACGGCGTCGTCTACGGCATGTCAATCACAAGCTTGGGAGGACGTGACTAAGAAGTTCGTGGAGAGATATTGTAATGTATGCGCATATCCTGATTGTAATGGATGCGCATATCCTGTATGTGCGATCAGGGAGGGACCCATGGCCCAACGCCTGACCATCAAGGAGATCGTCCACCGGCTTGGTATCGCGTATGATACGTTTTATGGTTGGCGACGTGGATCATCGAATCGCACGCCTCTGCGGACGTATCAAGAGCGGAAGGGGTTGGGGCTGGTTGTGCACGTCGAAGAGGATGACTTGATTGAGTTCCTCGGACGCTATCGCCCTGATTTGTTGGCAAGATGGCGGCGAGATATCGACGCGGCGTGCCGTGCTGGCGGGGAGTGATGCTGGACAAAACAGCAACAGGAAGTGGTGATGGTTGAGGCTCTATCATATCTGCGCACGTCATCGCTGGCGAACATCGGTGACGAACATGATTCGGAGGATCGGCAACGAGCGGCGATTGCGCGCTATGCTGAGCGTAATGGCATACGGATCGTGGCAGAGTATCGTGATCCTGGGGTGACGGGCACTGATCCGATCGACGGCCGGCCGGGATTCTCCGCGATGCTTCGGCACATCGCCTCTAATGGTGTACGCATGATCTTGGTTGAGAATGCGTCGCGGTTTGCCCGTGACTTGCTTGTACAAGAGCTTGGCCATGCGTTATTACGCCGGCTGGACGTTCAGTTGGTTCCGGTGGACGATCCTGACGCGTTTTCTGAGACCTCGGCGACGGGTGTGATGATCCGGCAGTTGTTAGGTGCGGTGTCTCAATTTGAAAAGACGAACTTGGTAGCGAAGCTGAGGTCTGGGCGCGAAGCGAAGCGACGGCGTGATGGGCGCTGTGGTGGCATTCCTTGTGGGCCGCCAGAGGCTGTGATTATGGCGGGACGGCTGCGCGATGAGGGATTGTCTTTGCGAGGGATTGCAGATCGCCTTTTTGACGCTGGCTATCGGTCGCGGGCGAATCGAGGTGGTTTGCCACGGGCGTATTCGCCGCAGTCGGTCAAGGGATTATTGGCTCGTTCATAAAAATCTGAGTAGCCTGCGCTCGATGGCATCTGAACGGAAGCGGGGACGACTTCCCGCTCCCATCCATGAATGAACGATGCGTCAGGTCGCTTTCTGGCAGAGCTTAGCGTATTCACCGAGCATGATCAGTTCGTCTATTGTAGCATTATTTTTGATTGTATTGCAGCGGTTTGAGATGACGCAGATGCTATCGGGTGAATAGCCGTCTGGATCGTTGTTGTTGATGCGATCGATTGAGGCGGAGTTTGGGAGGACTTTCCCGTGACCTCGGCCATAGTATAGCGGTGTGCCGCTGATCGGACAATGCGTCGCATGACGGGCGACTCTTAGTACATCTTCAATCGTGATCGAGAATGGGATATTCTTGCGGGAGGCGCGCTGCTTGGCGTTTCTATAGGCTGACGTAGCCCAACCCAGCATGGCCTCTTCACTGTAATACCGTTCCAGGTCTCTTGTACGGATTTCATTGCGTTGCGTTGTGTTTGGTTGTGTGCGGGGACGTCCTAGTATTGACATTGTTGTTATTTCCATCGCAAACCGGGGTGATTTGCTTATCGGTATTTAGTTAAATGCATGTATATTGACTAAATAGCGTATTAAAAACGAAAGATTTTAAGGATGAGGACGATAGCGGAGCGTTTTGCCAGCAAGTATCGAGTTGAAGGGGAATGTTGGGTATGGCGATCGGACATCAGCCCTATGTTTTGTTTGCGGAAGGGGTGTTCGATGTCGTGTCGTCGGGCGTCATGGACGATTCATCGGGGTGAATTGTCATCGCCGTACGTGGTGCGGACGATTTGCGGGACGGCGATGTGCGTGTGTCCGAATCATTTAGAATGTGTGACGCGAGCGAGGCTTGGAGTGTATCCAGACCTGCGCTATCCGACTGCGCCGGAGCGAGAGCGAGCGGTTCGGATGCTGGTGTGGCTACGCGAGAAGTTTCCACCATTTGTGTCTGAGATCGATCGATTGGCTGATCGGGTGAATGCTTGTGGACATCGTAAAACGGGTTGGCGACCGGCGGATTGGCGATGATGGCAAAAGAGCCAGGATATGATTCCTGGCTCTTCGTTTTCAACCGCGCCGCGTCGCCGAACGAGATCGATGACTAGTTGGTGTCTTGGAGTGACCGGGCTTCTTTGATCTTGTTCTTCATGGTGACGTTGATCTTGTCGAGTATCGCATCTTGATCCTCGGTGGACAACTTGGTCGCGACGATCAGCATGAGCATGGCGGAAATCAAGCCGCTGATTGCGTGACCGAGTGGCACACCATTCAGGCTGGATGTGAGATTGCTGATGAAAGCGGTATTGTCGATCTCAGAGGGAGTCATCGAACAGTCCCATCTCGTTTTCCAGGTCTTCGCATATTTCGGCGAGTTCATCATCGAGGTGCTGTTTCTTCACGTGCCAATTTGCGATCTTGAGGCGTTGGGCGATGTATTGCTCGACGCGGTACAACGGGATGCTTCTTGTGGTGTCGGGATGCCGATTGAGCAGGTCATGGATCAGGTAAGCGACCTCGGCGCGATCGTCTTCGCTTGCGGCATGCAGATAGTTGCCGAATGCGGTTTCGAGGTGATGCTGTTCGACGCAGCCATCGGTCATGGCTTTAATCAGGGTGTATGTTGTATCGTTAATCATGTGTCTATTTACCTTTTGGTCTGAGGAATTGCTTGAGGATGAGGGCGAAAACGGCGATCACGATCATTAGCATGAGGATGTTGATCATTATGCGGCCCTCCTGTTAGTGCAGCCACGCTTTGATATCATCCAACGCCATGCCGAGCGAATGAACTCGCGGTTGCTGCCTGATCTGGCGCGACTTCATGTTGGCAACATGATGTGCGTTCGTATACAATATCAAACATTATGTCATCATGTTTGATCGCAATGTTATCAATGATCATTCCACGTGGAACATCATGACGCGGTAATGAAGTTAAAGCGGAACGATCTGACTGTACCCCTTATGCGGCAATCAGACAACTGAGAGTTGCCTCCTAGGTTGGACTGTCCAACCTGGGATAGGTAGACATCAAGCCCGATCCGGAGTAACTCTGAGCATCAGCAAGGAGCACGATTATGGATTACTGGAGCCAACTGACCGAGGAGCAGCGCGGTTGTCTGGAGCTTGGCAACGAGTCGATGCGCGTGTTGAAGCGCGGTGAGACCATCGAGCGATGGCTGAATGTTGGCTTGGCAGTGCGTGAACTTCAGCGTCTGGCAATGGAGTATGCGCAGACGAAAGAGCCGGTGGGTCCGGCCTATCGCGCCTGTTGGGAGGCATTGTCGCGCCATACGCCGCATCTCGCCGACATGGACAAGACCAATCGATCCCATGCGCTGTGGATGGCCAATAATTGGGACGATGTGAAGCGATGGCTGGACACATTGGCGGTTAATGTGCGGTTGGAGCTTAATCATCCGCGTGCCGTGCGGCGTCGCTATGAGTCCCCACACAAGGACGAGAAGGATCAGGAACCGACGACGCGGATCAAGCTCCAAGATCAGATCGTCAGGTTGACCGAGGAATTGGATGCGGCACGCAAGCTGAAGACTTCTGGTGTGATGCCGCCGGGGATGTCGGCGGATGATTTTGCCCAACTGATCGCCGATCGGATGGCGACAGTGACCTTGCGGCGGTTTATTGCTGCGCTGAACAAATGTTTGCAGAATGCCGAACGGCAGGACACTATCGAGGCGAAGCGGCGGAAAGCCTAGGTAATGCTACGGTGGCGACTTGCCACAGGAGACGAAAATGGCGTACAGGTATAAGTTCGCAACAGTTGTAACGCGTCAGGCGGTCGCAGGAGCTATTGTTGCCTTGTCCGGTGAACCGACCGCGACCGGCGCGATAGATCATGCGAAGTTACTCGGACTGCTAGAATCGACGCTCGATCTTATCGCAGTCGCGGATGATCCTGAGACGCGAAGGCGCGCGCACACTGTCTGCGCGAGTTTTATCAACGTCTGCGCGAGTTTTATCAACGGCGAAATGAGCAACCCCCGTTGACAATCCGCTTAGCGGTGCTATAGTCCCCAGCAGCCAACGACATGGCTTCGACAACAAGCTCAAGCATATTTCGGCCAAGCCATAAGGCTTCGACAATGGATAGGAAATGCCATCGATCAATTTTTGTCGAAGCAGCCAACGACAATACAGGCTTCGACAAGTCCGCATCATCATGCAGAAGTGTGCAATCCTCAGCCAGCTACAAGGCTACGCTACGGCTAACCACAACGCAGGAGACGACTAATGCATCAATATTACGTGGATATCGTCCATCTCGCTCGCAAGGAGGATCGCTGCATTGAGCCAGTCTCTGGCCTGCCAATACGCGATCCCCCGCGGTTCGCCACCATAGCAGAAGCCGTCTCCTACTCTCGCCAGCTAAAACGCGAGAGCGCTCGGTTCGAGACCGTAGCAGAAGCCGTCTCCTATGCTCGCCAGCAGCAAGCTGATCTGGTGGAAGTTTACATCTACGAGTATTTTAACAACAATGGCAATGGGATGCTTGACGTAGTCCGTCTCGTTGGCTGGTCTAATAACCGTTTCGACACTTGAGCTTGTTATAATCCCCCACGCGCGAACAGCCAACGACAATAAAGGCTTCGACAAAAGAACAAGACCGCATGATCCATCCGGCCACAGCCAACGATACAAGGCTTCGAGAGGTTTAATCCGTCCCCGCCGTAACTGATTTTGGCCAACCTTGGTCTATTAAAAAGTTCGGGCAAGATGATCGTATGCTGGTCGCGCGTCTGCCCGCTACCTCCGGGATGGGCATGGGATCGCATTCGTGAACCCGGAGATAACAGAATATGAAGCCTCGCGGTCTAGCTGCCCCTGTGTACTGGTTGACAGCGATCGATGGAGTGACGGCGCTCAGCCCTCATTAGCACGCCGCTCCGCCTCATTGATTTCTGCGCTGCTGCGTATGAACCGCCGTTCTGCCAACCACTCTGCAATAAACCCGGACAGGCGGACTACTACCCCTGGGCCTGGGTCAGTTTCAAACTGCTGCATCGCACGCTGAATCTCGTAAGCAGCCTGATTGATGACGATCTCGTCCGCCTCAGTCTCAGTGAGTTTGTACATTTCGTTCACCCTTTCTCTGCGTTCGTGAGTAGCGCTGTTATCGATCCAATCCCATAGAAGCGCAGCAAATCTTTGTCGCCCAGCCGCTCGCGGCGCAAAAGGCTGACGTGACTCACGCCGTATTTTCTGGCAAGCTCATGCAAACCGTACCCCGATCTCCGCCGCAGCAGCCGCAAAAGTTCAGGGGCTGTGGGCTTCAGATTCGCTACTTTCCGTTGTAACCAGTCGGGCGCCTCGACCCGATCGAACTCGTAACCCCCCCGCGGCTGATCCCCCATTGATCCGCAGCGTCTGTCAGTGTCCACCCTTGTCGATTCCGCCAAGTTCGAACTGACTCGCCGATGGTCAATTGCACAGCCGCGTAAGCTGGCTGTTCCACGGCCGCTGCGATGTCGGTCACGGCGCTCAATCCTCCTTATCATACTCGGCCCGCTGGTTCGTCAGCACCGCTATCTGCTGCGCTGGATTTTCCGCTCGATTGCGTCGGATTGTCTGTGACGCTTGCCACCGGCCTGCCATCTGCCCGCCTCCAGTCACGACAACCGTCTTCCAGAATAATCGCGAGCATGTTGGCGAACGATCTTCGTTCCGCTATCGACATCTGTTGGAGAGCCTCAAACACCGCGGGATTGACCCGCGCGTGGACCAGCACCGATGGTGGCTGCGTTCGTTTTCTCTTCCTGAGCATGGTCACGCTTGTAGCCAATTCGCCAATCGTCGTCTACAGTCCAAATATGCATAGCAGCCATGCATAAACGCATGTAGACAATGCCGGGTGGTCCAGACAAAACGTAACCCGGCCATGGAGAGAGGCTTCTTCTGCGCATGCAGGACATCCACGTAATAGCTTTCTTGCATAGTCGTCTCCTGCGTTGAAGCGGCGGAACTTGCTCCGCCGTGGCGTGAAGGTCAAGCCGTCTCATGGGAGTAAGAGGGGGGTTGACAATCCACTAGACTTCGATAACATATAGCCAGCTACGAGGCTTCGACAAGCCCATCATTGGGTTGTGGATGCCGCCGCATCAGCCAACAAGGCTTCGACAAAGCTACGGCTTCGACAAATGTGCGTACAATCCTGAGCCACTACAAGGCTACAAGGCTTCGACGACATTTGGGGTGAAGGCCATGCAGCGGCCTTCACCCCAAATGTTCGCAGAGAACACCCCCGTAGACAGCCGCTAGAAGCCCGTACAGGGCGCCATCTACCAGACGGCGCTCAACGGCAGGTCGAGCGTGTCATGAGCGTGTGGGGGCGTCTGAGCGGCGTCTGAGCGGATGCCGGGCCACGACGCCGTTCGTCTGACGCCTTGAGAGGACAGCCATGAGCGACATAATGCGGTGGATCATCGTGGACAAGGACGGCAAACGGCAAGACGGCAACGACTTTGCCAGCGCACGTGAGGCAGAGCGTTACATCATCCAACACGCACCGGGGCGCCACGGAGACCTGTTCGTCGTGCCGGAATTCGATTCGCGTAATCGTCCGTTTCGTAAGAAGTCCCGCGATGCCTGATCGAACCGTGGTTCACATTGATCTTCGAGTAGACCCAGGCGGCTCGTCAAATCATTGGCGATAAACTGATGCCGCTGTCTGCGTTGCCCTGGGCGCCGTGATACCGTGGTGGTCGTCGTCCGTCCAAGAAATGAGACGCGCCATTATACCTGTCGGGACGGGCGACCAGAGACGGGTCCGCTTTCGTCAGGGGTATCGACCATGGGCAAGTGGGGCATCGACCAGGGCGCCACCCCTGCCTTGTCGCCGCCCCTCTGGGTGAAAAATGTAATCCCGAGTGAAGGACGGCGGGGCGCCAGCCCCGGCGAGCGGTAGCGAGCGGCCCGTCCGGCGCGAGGGATTGCCTGAGGCGGGTGCCGGGCGCCAGCCCGGTGCCTGCCTCTCCGCCGATCAAGTACCGACCATGGGCAAGTCGGGGCATCGACCAGGGCGCACCCTGCCTTGTCGCCGCCCCATCTGGGTGAAAAATGCAATCCCGAGTGAAGGACGGCGGGGCGCCAGCCCCGGCGAGCGGCAGCGAGCGGCCCGTCCGGCGCGAGGGATTGCCTGAGGCGGGTGCCGGGCGCCAGCCCGGTGCCTGCCTCTCCGCCTGGATTCCGGCCAGGGGAACTCTATGCATCTATCGCTTCGCTTACATAAAGAAGAAAGATACATCAGATGCATAGAGTTGGGATGCGCTGGACTCTATGCATCTATTCTATTGAGTCCGTCGTCGGCTTGGCGCTCTGATACCAAAGGGCATGGCCCTGCTTAGTGCCACCCGCGCGACGCCATTGCCCGATTCCGATGCAGGTATCGTGAGAGCGTAGGTAGACATGCGGCTTGTCGATGAGGTGGCCCGTGAGCACGCAGAACTGTTGGCGGTTGCGGGGCGTGCCTTGGCGATTGGTTTTCTCCGCGAGCATCCCGAACAGTTCATTGCCGCTATCGTCGTCGCGAAGGTGTTCCGCGAGGTTGGCGATCTGCTGCGGGATCACGGCATCGGTGGGCGCGTCAAACACTTGATTGGCGAACTGGCGTCCTGTGTAGAGGCTGACGTCTATGTCCTGCTTCCGCCGCCTGCCGTTCGTGCCATGCACTTCGAGCTTCAGGCTCCATTCGGTATGGCGTCCTTGGCGTTGTGCCTTGGTCAGTACCGGCGTGTGGAAAATTTGTATCTCCAATAGGCTGACGCCGGCAAAATTTTCAGGCAGCAGTCCGCGTTGGAGGCAATCGTCGAGACTCACCTCTGCTTTGAGGTGCGCGATCTCTTGTTGACAGGCAGCCAGTTGGCTATCCATCTGCGCGATGCGTTCCTTGTAGAATGCGGTTGTTTTGAACAGGGTGTCTTGATGCGCGAGGATCGCGTCTTGCGCCAGGGAAAAATCCGCGAAGCGATCAGCCATCGTGGTGAACATATCCAGTATGTCTCTTTCGGTAATGGTCATGTGTTCCTCTCGGCACTTGAAAATACCGGTAGGAACCTGCTAAACTGAAGCTTCATTCTCAGCAGTTTGGTTCCTACCGCGCCTCGCACAGTGCCATTTGTGCGAGGCGTTACCTTTGACACTCTCACAGCGTGAACGCGATATGCAACTGCCATGTGAGTGCCTGCTGTCTTGATCGTGTGCTGTCGAGCGCCGCAGAGATCGCGTATCGCGCGCATCTTCTCATCGATGAGTTGGCGCGACGGGAGTTGGTGCGGGGATTGGCCAGCGCAAATTGCATGGCGCTGTGGGTCTTGCCGGAACCGGCATAATACGATGGATTCAATGTGTGCCCCTATAATGTAGTATCGTCGCATCCTCCGGTCTGAATGACCCCAGGGGGATCAATCCCTGGGGGTTTCATTTGCGACCACATATAGGATGCTACAAGAGAGCTACTCTTGCACCGTTATTTATACATCTTCTCGATTTTTGATGCCAGACGATTTATAGAACCGATCCGCCAACGATAAAAACCTACTGGAATCTACATTTGGACAAGTCAACCAGAGGATGATCTTGCCTTTGCGTAAGTAGTTCACTATACTGAGGACGTTGACATCATAATAAAACGGGGTCGCCCAACTGGCCCGTCAGCGTCTCCGTCCGCTGACGGGCTTCTTCTTGTCCAAGATGCGGTAAATAGCTCGATCTTACCGGGACGAGCCATTTTGGACATCAATCACATCATCGGCGCCGACTTTGCGCTCACCTCGTCTACCGCTGGTACTGCTGACGTCGATACGGCCATCGATCCGGTCGAGGGGCAAGAGCGGGTGTTACGTCGGTTGTTGACCAACCCTGGTGACTACGTCTGGCAGCCTGCCTACGGCGCTGGTTTGGCCGCATATATTGGCAAACCGATCGTTTCTGGACAGATCAATGGCGTGATCCGGAAGCAGATGCGTCTCGAACAGGTCGTCGTGCAATCGCCGCCGCCGACGGTTTCTGTGAACTCGGACAAGGCGGGCACCACTCTAGCGAGTATCCAGTATATCGATGCCGCTTCACAATTGACGAGCGTGTTGTCGATACCGATCACGCAGATCATCGCCGGAGACCAATAATGCCGCTTCCCACCCGCACTTTCGATCAGTTTGTTTCCGATCAGCAAGCGTCTTTGCAAGTAGCGCAACCGTTGTTTACGTTCAGTCCTGGCAGTGTCGTGCAAGCATTGTCCGAGGCCAATGCCGGTCTCGGTTTGTTCTTCCAATACTTGACCTATAAGGTGCTTGAATCGACACGGCTGGCCAGTTGTGAAGGCGCTGATTGCGATTCATTTGGCGCGGACTTTTTGTTTGCCCGCTATCCGGCCGTGAGTTCCACGGGTCAAGTTGTGTTTCAAAGGTTCACGGCGCCGAACCAATTGTTGATTCCGCTGGGTACGGTTGTCAGGACGATCGACAACGTGGTGTCTTTCACGGTGATCGCGGACCAGTTCAACGCGGCCTACGATGCCGGGCTGCAAGGCTATGTCATGAACCCTGGGGTGATGACGTGCAGCGTTCTGGTGCAGGCGGTGACGCCTGGATCGATCGGCAATGTCGAGGCGCTGACTATCACGAAGTGTGCGTCGTCGCTAGCGATTGGTGCGGTCAGCAATCCGGCACCATTCTTGAACGGCGTCGATCAGGAATCGGATGCGGCCTACAAGAATCGTTTCCAGCTTTACATCAACACCCGAAGCGCCTCGACGCGGCTGGCAATTGAGAATGCGATCATCAGTACCGACCCGATCGTCACCTACACGATCAACGAGAACGTTACGATTGATAGCACTGGCAAGTCAACGCCGTTGCCGGGCAATGTTGCGATTTTCGTTGACGATGGCACCGGTTTTCCGCCGCAGATACTGTTCACCGGCACCTTGGCGACGCCCGGCCTGTGGGGCAACATCGAGAATGTACGTCCGGCAGCGATTTCCTTCACTGTGGAACCGGCCAATCCGATCAGTGTCTCCATCGAGATGAGCACGACGTGGAACTCTGGCTACAACCGTAACAACTATGTCGGTGCGATCTCGACGGCGGTGATCAACTACATCAACTTGATCCCGGTTGGGCAGAACCTGTATCTGACGCGGCTGTATCAAGTCGTCTACGATTCTGTACCGGGTGCGTTAAAAGATGTCTACGATCTCCTGGTCAATGGCGAAGCCGCTGATCTGATCGTGCCGATCAACGGTGTGGTTCGGTTCATTGCTGCGATCCCTGCCGGATCGTCATTGCCGGTCTCTGAGATGACGATCGACTGAGCATGGCATTCCTCGATCAGACGGATACCATTGAACGGCTATACTCTCTGTTGCCGAGGGGATGGTTTCCCGACCTTGTTGATGCGCCGAATCTGAACGGCGTGTTGGCGATGCTCGCTGCTGCGTATTCGTATGACGAGCGTGGTTTGTATCAATTCATCCAGTACGTGCGGGAGCAGAGTCGCATCTTCACGGCGACCGACTTTTGGCTGGACCTCGCCGCCGCCGATTACTTTGGCTCGATGATGCAGCGTCACACCGACGAATCGGATGCCAGTTTCCGTCGCCGGATCATCATCAATCTATTGGCGCCGCGTGGAACTCGACCGGCCTTGCAAGCCAATGTCGCCAACTTAACCGGTTTTGAGCCGAAGATCATCGAGCTAAGAAACCCCGGCGACTGTGGGTCTTACACCTCGGCAGCGAATCCGACATGGGGTGGTGCGGTTTATAATCAGATGGGCGCATACGGCACGTTCTTGATGCCGTTCCAGTTGTTGATCAATGTGACGAGACCACGTGGCGAAGGCATCCCGCTAATTGGCGGCTATAGCATGCCTGGGTGGGGCTATGCCACTTACCCGAAACCATTTGGCTATGTCGGCGCCAATCGTCCGCCGGTTAATACCTATGGCACCGGCGAATATGTCGAATTGACTGACATCATCGGGCAAGTCACCGATCAAGATATCTACGATGTCGTGAGCCGGACGATGCCGGCTGGAACGACGGCCTGGACCGCTATCGCGACCGAGTTCCAAGAGCAACCCCCGACCGGAGGTGGCGCGATGTTGGACACGAACTTCTTCCTTGATATGTCGGTTTTAGCCGCCACGACACCTCCGGCTGTTGCAGCGCTTGGCGCCGGTCGGATCATCATTTTTGCCAGTGGTCATATCCAAGAACAAGCCACATTGCTCGGCTTCGCCAAGCTGCCGTCTTTCCGGATTGCCAATGCCCTGATTACGGAAGCGCCGCCGCTCGATATCAATGGTCAGTGGATGCTGCCATCGATCGCCGTAATGGGTGCGATGACTGGCTTGCCGAGCAAGATCACACTCTCTGTCACCATGCCGCCGGTGATCATCTACACGACGGCGGTTCAGCCGCGTCTGCCTGCCGGCCTGCCATTCATCCTGGGGACGATCCCGAACGCACAGCCGTTGATCGGTGTCAGTTTTATACTCGGTCAAAATGCCCCCGGCGAAATCGGTGGTGTGGCGATCACGCAGGCCAGTTCCGTCTGTCAGATCGGATCGTTGGCTGTCTCGATTCCGCCTCAACTCACATCCGTTGTATCCGGCGCGGCTGCTGGTTCGCTATTTGTCGGCGGTGTCAATCTGTCGATCAGCAATCCACTGCCCGCAGTATCGTCGGCTTGTATCGCTGGCCATTTGGGATCACAGGGTCAACTCACTCTGCCAACAAATCTACCCTTCATTCTGGGTAGCACAACAGGCACCGGAGCCAGTGCGATCTTTGGTGTCAGCGGTGTTACCACAAATGGCATAGCGGGTTACATCCAATTCCCGCTACATGTTCTGGGGGTCAATTCGTCGCTCGCCGCAGCACCGTTGTCTGTCACATCTTCGCATACGATCCAGGCGTTTTCTGGAACAAGGAAGACCAGCACGATCACTCTGTCGAATGGTAACCTGACTGCGACACAGACCGCGAATAGTAGCGATGATGCTGTGTATGGCGTGAATACCGCGACCAGTGGAAAGTTCTACTGGGAGATCACGACCACTTACGCGAGTGCGGCGACGATCTTTGCTGGCATTGGCAACCTATCGGCCGCGAGTACGGCGGGCGCCTATGTTGGTTCATCACTCAATTCGTTGGGATGGGATGCGGCAGATGGGACGATCAAAGTCAACGGAGCAACGATCACCACCTGGGCGCCGTGGACCTCGACCGCGAATCCAACAGCCCCGACTGGCGTCAGCAACACAGGATTGACGTCCGGATCGCTTACCTACACATGGAACGCCGCGCAGGATGTAACCACGGTTTCGTTCGCGCTCGATGCAACGAACGGCCTACTCTGGGGTCGAGTGAATGGCGGCTCGTGGTTCGGTGGATCGGCAGGCGCCGATCCATCGGCCGGCACGAATGGTCTCGCCATTTCAAGCAGCGTGCTCGCGTCAGCCCTTGCGCCGGGTGTGACATTGGATACATCGGGTGATTCGGCGACAGCAAACTTCGCAACCGCATCGTGGGTTTACACGCCACCGAGCGGCTTCGGAATTTGGTGAGCGGTAAATACCATCATGGTAACAACTTCTTTCTTCGTCGGCGAGTTCCTCACAAGCGATGCGCTGAATGAGGCATTCGCCGATGCGGTCTCTCTGTCCGCGATCGGCACGCAAAATCTGGCGTCCACGCTGAATATTCCCAAGCTAATCGCGACGATCTCGGCGCAAACGGAGCAGATGATCGTTACGGGTGATCTCGTCTGCACCTCTGGATCAGCAATCAGTATGCCGGTTGGCACAACCTCGGAACGTCCGAACGTACCAGTGTTTGGCATGTTAAGAGGCAATCGCGACAGCGGCTTGATCGAAGTACTTCTTCAAAGCGGCAAATGGGCAAACCTGCTCACAACCGATGCCGTAACCACGCCTAGTACGCCGCCGGTCAGTATGGTGGCGCCCAGCTTCGGCCAGCCGACCTCGTCTGCGATTCCGCTCGGTTGGGTGGTCCCACAGGGTGGAACAGGACCATTCAGCTATGAAGTGCAGTATCGGCTGGCCGGAACCTCCACATGGATCGTTTGGGCACAACAACTTACCACGATTAATACGACAGTATCCGGCCTGCTTAATGCGGCGCGTTACGAGTTCCAAGTGACGGCGATCAATGCCGCTGGCACAGCCACATCGCCCATCGTCGCGACGAACACGATCGGTTTTTTAGCAGGTGGCCCAGCTAATGTCGTCGCCTCTCAGCCGACGTCCACCACAATCGCCGTAACATGGCTGCCGGTCACCGGTGCCGCCTATCAAGTGCAATACGCCGCACAGGGGGCGAATCTCTGGACCGATTTTGATGGTCCGATCAGCACTACCTCAACAACAGTCAGTGGTTTGATTTCTAATACGACCTACAACTTCCACGTCGTTGCCAAGACCATAGGATCGTCTCTCGAATCGTTGGTCGCGCAAGGCGCGACGACAATTGCGGCCACGGTTGCGCCTAATGCGACTGGCAATCTTCAAGCGACCGGGATCACCCCAGGCGGGTTCACGATTTCCTGGCAGCCACCGACTGCGGGCACGCAGCCATTGGCTTATCAGGTGCAATACGAATTGGTCGGCACAAGTGCTTTCTCAAACTATGGTCCGACGACAACGCAGACGAGTGTCACCTTGACGAATCTCAACTCCGGATCAGGCTATAACGTCCGAGTCATCGCGATCAACTCGGCCGGCACAAGTCAAAGCGCACCCCTATCTGTGACGACGCTGCCTGGATTGGCCAGCATTGGCACTGTTGGCGGATCGTTGACCTCGGGGCCAGCGTTTCCGATCATCGATGCGCCCTCGGTTGCGACCGTGACCAGTGGCAGTGCATTGGCGATCAGCGGGGTGACCGTGGACGATCCTGCGGCGATCTATTCATCCGGGACGGTTGCTGTTGTTGTCTCGTGCACCAGCGGCACGGTGACGATGACGGACGTGAACGGCAATCAGATCGCCGGCAGTGGAACGGCGACGATCAACTACGCCTCGACATATTCAGCGGTGCAAACCGCGTTGGCATCCCTGGTCTACACGGCACATGCAACTGGATCGGATAACATCGCACTCACGGTCACGGATCAATTGGTCAGACAATCGTCGCTTGCTATCCCAGTGACGATATCGAGCGCCACGATCGGTGGCGCCATTCCCGATCCGCCTCCTGGCGGTGGCACGCCACAAAACATCACCAGCACGGGTCAACCGACTGACGTCAATGGTGTCCAAGCGGCTCGGAACAGGAGTTTCGCGGACGGTTTGGGCATCAATGTCAGATTGGAAGACCCTGGTTATAACGGCAACTATACGATCTCTCGCGCGGCCACGATCGAGAACATGATCAACTATCTCAGCAATGGCACGACACTGCTGTTGCGCGAGGAGTGTAATCTGAACATGAACCCGAGTTGGATGGCACAGATCGCCGCCAACTGTAGAAACGCGCGGTACATTCTCTATCCAGGCCAGTATACGTTTCCGGCAAACTATGCGGTTGTTGACGGTCTTATGGAGCAGTTCAACAATGCGTTTGGTGTCTATACAGGTGCATTTGAAGGCCCGTTCGCGGCCGATCAGATCGAGACACAACTAGGTTCCATCAACGATCTCGCCGATGCGGCACAGTTTCAAGCCCAGCTTTACGGCGATGCGCATTCACTTGGTCTGCTGTCCTGGCAGATGGCACCGATTTCTCCGAGTAACAACCAAGCATTTGGAACTCCGCCGGCTGACGTCGCGAACACCAGCATGTATCCGCCGTTCAGTCCCAACGGCACAGGCGCCCCCTTCTTCACGACCGACACCAATGGCTATCTAGCCGATGCGATTGCGTCTGCGAAGACAACGACGCCAGGAGGTCTGCCGGTCGTCATCTCCAACTTTGGTTGGAACTCCTTTCCGGATGGTACAACCAACAATGGTCTGGGATGGGTCAACGAGACGACCCAGGCGAGCTATATGCTCATCACGTTGTTCTCTGCCTATAAACAAGGTGTTCAATCCTATATTGTTCGCGAGTTGCTCGATGTGCCGATTGGTGTGTCACAAGAAGCCGTCGGACAGACCTATGGTTTGTTCAACGTTTCTGGGGTGCAGAAGAAGTCGGCGGTGGCGTTCCGCAACACGACCGGGACCTTTGCCGATCAGTTTGCCACCAGCACCACGTTCTCGCCCGGCAAGTTGAACTACACGGTTACCAACAAGCCAGGAGCATATGGCGGCTACATCAACACTGGCTATCAGGATGTGCTGTTGCAGGCTAGTAACGGCACGTATATCATCGTGATGTGGAACGAACAGCTATTGAACACATTGGGCGGCAATAATACACCGATCTCAGTGCCCCCAGTCAACGTGACGCTTTCGTTCGCTGAGACAGCAAAGTCGCAAGTGGCGGTCTACGATCCGATTCTATCGGCCATGGTCGCGCATAGCACCAACGTTTCGACGATGACGATCCCATTGTCGGCTTATCCGATATTCGTGCAGGTGACCTTCTAATGCCATTCACAAGTTACTCTGACGGTACAATTATCTTCGCTTCGCAACTCAACGCCGATAATGCAACGAGCTTGGACATCAACACGACGACGCCGCAAATTATCAAAGCGACATGCACGTTCCCAGCGATCACAACGACAACCGTAACGGCGAATGGCCAACTGATATTGGCCGGGGCGACGGTCGATAGCGTCAAGATCATCAACAGCGGCGTGTCATACGCAGTGTTGCCGACTGATCGATATGTGCTATGCCAGACTAGTGGTGCCCTTGCTATTGGGCTGCCGAGCGGTCCCGCCACCGGTCGGATCATCTGCATCAAAGACAGTGGTGGCACTGCCTCTAGCGGATTGATAACGATTCAGCCGGCTGCCGGTTTGATTGACGGACAGAGCAACTACGTGATTAGTAATAACTACGGCACCGTTCAGTTGATATATAGCGGCACGAAGTGGGTCTCTGTTGTCTAGTGCGTAGCCTAAATATCACGAGGTTTGAATGTTTCTAGCAAGTGCATATGGCGCTATCGCGCTCAACAGTTTCACGTCGATGTTCAACAACGCGACGCTCAGTATCTATAGCGGCACGCCTCCTGGCACGGCCGAATCAAGCCTATCCGGCAACACGTTGTTGGTACAGTACACATTCTCGCCGACCGCATTTGGCACGGTCAGCACCGCTTCTGGCTTTGACGGTCAGACCGCATCGTTTGTTTCGTCTGCTGTTTCACCGGGCAACACGGGAACCGCGACCTTTGGCCGCGTGGACGTTGTGCCGTCGGCATGGGCGGCGACCACGGTGTATGTTCGTGGCGCGGTCGTCAGCCATTCATCCAACTATTACCGGTGCGTTGTCTCCGGCACATCGGCGTCAACTGGACCAACTGGCACCACTCTTGGTATACTAGACGGGACAACTGCGTGGGATTATATCGGTCCAACAACCGCTGGTACGACCGTCTGTCAAATGACGGTTGGCATCAGTGGCACTGATATCATCATGGCGTCCACGGCGATACAAACCGGTGTCACTGCGACGATTACTGCGCTTTCTTTTCAAATCCCGGTCAACTGAGGTTTACATGGTACATAAGTTTCTTATCACTAACAACACTGATCGCAACCATCCTGCCGACGTATGGGCGATGACTGCGGCTGAAATGGTGGCTGATGTCGCCGGCCTCACTGGTCCGAAGGTATTGGAAGCCCAGCGGCTGCATCTCAAGTTTGCCGAGGTCTTGCAACGGCATTTTGAACATTCAAGCGCGCAGGAAAACGCCAAGTTGGCGAACGATCCTGCGCATGTGAACACGCCGATCCATGAACATCGTGCGGTCGATCTCGACGAAATCGCCAAAGAGCTAGAGGAAGCCGCCAATGGCACTTCATGGGAGGGCCATTATCAGCTTCCCGAGGTGCAGCACGCGGTGATGACCGAATTGAAGATGCTGTTTCATAGCTCGATGCATGTCGATCGACTGACGCATGCGGATCGTAACCCTGACTGCAAACATGCTGCCGCATACAAGGCCGCACATCATGGAGTGAAATAACGATGGCCATCTCAACCTCTATGGCGGTTAGCTTCAAGCAAGAATTGCTACAGGCAAGTCATTGCTTCAATGCTTCGCCAGGAACGCCGCCCACCGGCACACTCGCCTCTGGATCGGCATCCGTCACGACGCTATCATCCGCCAGCGGCATTAGCGTTGGCCAGGGAATCACCGGCACCGGTATCCCAGCGAATACGACTGTGGTCGCAATCCCAACCACGTCTTCATTGACTCTGTCAGCCAATGCAACCGCATCGAACAGTGGCGTCACGCTTACCCTATCAGGTGACACATTCATGATGGCGCTGATCAAGAGTGGAATGGCCGGTACCTATAATGCGACCACAAGTAACTACTCAACCGTAACCGGTAACTCGGACGAAGTCGCAAGTGGTGGCGGATATACAACCGGCGGCGTGGCTCTAACAAATAGCACACCGACAAACGACGGTGCATCCATCGCGTGGACGACGTTTGGCGCCAATCCTAGCTGGTCTAGCGCAACATTCTCCACCGCCGGTTGCATCATCTATTCAGCATCGAAAAGAAACGCCGGAGTAACTGGCCGCGCCGTTAGCGTTCATGACTTCGGTGGCGTTCAGTCGGTTAGTTCCGGTACGTTAACAGTCATTCTGCCCGCAAATAATTCCAGTTCCGCAATATTACGTCTCAGTTAGTCGTTGCGCGACGATCTGGAAGACGATGCGGACGACGGTGTGGATGACGCGTAACGCGCTCATCAACGCGATTCTCGACGTGGCCGAAGAGATGGGCCATGCCGCGACGATCCGGCAAATTCGCGATCATACAATCACCCTGAACGCCTTGTTCGCGCGGTTGAACCGGTGTGGTCCCGAGCAGGACGCAGCATGACCAAGAAAGGCGCCTCGCCGCCGGGACTGCGTAAATATCTGCATGACAGACGTGCGCATCCCATATACTCCTCGCCCGTGGGGTCTGGAACTTCATTGCAATAGCAACCGCTTCCGTGTCATCGTCGCCCACCGAGGATGCGGCAAAACTCACTGGGCAGTTAATGAACTCATCCGGGCGGCATGCACCGGCCCTGATAATGCGGTTTACCTATACATCATGCCGAAGGCCAATCAGGCGCGTAGATCGGTATTCGATCACGTGCAGCGATTCGTTCGCCCGATCCCAGGATCAAACACCGCCATCAGCACGATGACGACCACGTTTCCGAACGGCTCCAAGCTTCTGCTCTTGGGACAAGATGACCCCGACAGCATCCGTGGTCTCCACGTGCACGGCATCGTCCTCGACGAAGTAGACGATATGAGCGACCAAATCTGGGACATTGTGCGACCGACGTTGCAGATTCATCGCGGATTCTGTGTCTGGATTGGGACGCCAAAAGGTCACGGGGAACTCTACAAACGGTACATGATATCGCAAGACCCTGCCAATGACGATTGGTATGGCATCCTATTGCCGTGGTTCAAGACCGGTGTGCTCGACGAGATCGACAATCTCAAAAGGGAGATGTCGCCTGAGATGTTTGCACAAGAACTCGAAGTCAGTTTCGAGGCGGCATTGGTCGGCGCATACTACGGTCGGGCGACCGAGGAACTGCGCGAGAACGGGCGCATCGCATACTATGATCCGCCGCTCTATCGCGAAGACCTCCTAGTCCATACGGCGTGGGACCTTGGAGTCAGGGACCACACGGCAGTGTGGTTCTATCAGCTAGTAGGCGATCAAATTCATTTCGTAGATTACGAAGAGCACGGCAGCATGGGCTTTGAGGAATGGGGCACATTGATCGAAATGAAAGCCAAGGAACGCGGATATCGGTATGGAGACTTCGTCGCTCCCTTCGACATTCGCAATCGTGAACTCGGAACAGGTGTATCAAGACTAGAGAGCGGTGCTCGCTATGGCTTGCCATTCGTTGTGTGCCCGGATCAAGGAGTTGCTGATGGCATCGAAATGGTGCGTGAGGCATTGCCGAGGTGCCGATTTGATTTGACGCGCTGCTATGATGGAGTCGAGATGTTGAAGGGGTATCGTTCACGCCTCAGCAAAGATGGCCATCCGGTCGGGCCGCTCCACTCGAAGGAAAGTCATGCGGCAGACAGTCTACGTTATGGACTGACGTGGATCACCCAGGTGGTGCACGCACCAGCTATCAAGCGGTTCTCGCTTCGTCGCCGTTGACGCGAGTGAATACCGCGACCTCTTCAGGGTCGCGGGTTTCTGGCCGTCTTCGCTAAAGACCGACACTGCTCGTGCTGGACCCGCCATGGATGGCGATCCAATCGGGATTGACGGTTGTATTGGTCAGCAAGGTGATATCATTGACGTTAAGATCGCCAAGTGTCATTACCGGGACGATGCTCACGGTATCGGTCGGATACTCAACTTCGTAGAGCAGATCACGTTTCCACAACTTCTGCTTTTCAACCACGTCATCGACATAGGTTCCGGCATTGACGATCGGGCCGGAGCATGAGCCGTCGGCGAAGAAGAATCGGTCGAGACCTTGAAGGTTCGGATCGATCAGGCTGGCAAACTCATCCCGGTATTCTGGCTTCGATGCCCAGATCGTCACGCGCCAGATCGCGCATTGCCGGTGCACCTCGCGCAGCATCGTCACGTCCATGCCTACAGCCACGCCTGGGGGCGATGGGAGAGTCAGGACGCCGTTTAATGCACTCGTATTGGATAGCGCCGTGGCAAACTTCTGGGCCACCGTGACGGGGGTATCAGAATTGGTCAATCGGATGGATGCGCCCGCCACATTGCCATAGGTTACCGAGATGATCTCAGATGCTGATCCCGTTCCGCTAAAGACAACTGTATTGCCGACCACATCCGGGATCAGCGTCGGTTCTGGAACCTGCGTCACCTGATTCATCGTCTGGCGTAGGAACCTTGTCGTGTTGCGCTGTCCTGGCTGGGAGAACACCGTGATATTGGTGACCGAAGGGTTCGCATTGAGATCGGCGACCAATTGGTTATCAACCGGCCAGCCACGCGTCAGGCGAAAGCTGAGGCCGAGGATATCGGAGTAACCGACTGCGTATGGCTGATACGCCTCAGTGGTCAGTATCTTGGCGATCTCGATGACGAATTGTTTTTCGACGACTGAGCTATCAGGCAACGCTCTTCTCCGCATAGGTGATACGAGCAGCAAGACCATTGGCTTGTTGCAAGAGTTCAAACAGGCAATCGATGTCTGTCGTCTTACCGATTTCCTTCATTGCTCTAGCTCAATTCGGTGTCGATCGTTAGGTAGAAACCCTCTTTCCCAAGCGATGAGGTGGAGACGATGAAGCGGAAGCCGCGATCATCGATCAGAAGATCATACTCATCCACGGTCACATTGTCGGGCAGCAACGGCAGATAGCAGACGCCCCACGGAGCGCGCACCGATCCAGGTGTCTTTGCTTCATTGGTTTCTCCCTTTTGGCCAGGAAGCAGCGAGACTGGCCAGTCGATCAGAATAGGTATAGGATCGGTATCGCCACCATAGCCATTGTCGATCGATCCTGATGGCCGATACAGATTGATGGTGCGATTGCACAGGATCAATTCAGCCGGCTTCAATGGTTCGATCCAGGCGACGAAGAACGTTGTATTGTTCCAGTCGTATAGGTAGTCGCCGACCGAGACATAGGTCAAATCCATCAGCGCGTAATAGCGTGAATTGTTATAGTCCTGGGGCTTGCGCAATGAGAACTTATAATCTTGATCGAAGGCCAAACTTAGCTCTTGGACGATGTTGTTGTTGGTGATCACTGGTCCAGTGTTCTGTGGACGATACAGGACGAAGGTCGTGCCAAGAATGCCTCCGGCTATGCGATAGCCGAGGTTGATAAGGGCTTGGATTTGAGACTCGCCGAATGTCGCCATTCTAGTGGACAAACCTCATGCCGCTTGCGCCGGTATAAACCATGAATGGGCCAGAGGGCAGTTGGAAGAATGCGCAGAGTTGCTTTCGAAAGTAGGTGAAGAGTTCCACGCGATCCGACATCTCATGATCATTATGGGTATAAACCGCTGCCTGTGATGCCGTCAGTGTATTGCGTACCCCATAGATGTCCTGCTCTAATGCGTTGAGGTTTGGCAGATATTGGCCTTGCACGAGCGCGACCTCTTCGTCTGTCAGGTGCGACATACGCCATTCCAGCGTCTTATACTCCGGGTAAAACCGGTAGAACATCAGGCTACTGCCGCCCTCGGCGGTGTCGCCCAAGGCGCCATAGCCCATATGCCGACGGATATCGACAAAGTCCTGGTTAGTGAAACTCAGAGCCATTACTTTACTACTTCATAATGTTCAAACTTGCAGTCGTGGACGATCATCTTGATCTCGCTTGGATCATCGACAGTCTGGCCGGGTTGCCACAAACGATCGACGCCGTCATTGCCGATGAATCCCCATATGCGCGTCAACCGAATCTTCTTCGGCAATCGCGGCGTCTTCTCGACTACAACAGCGACATCCTCTGCAACAGGTTTGCTTTCGATATCCATTTGTGACTCCTTCCCAGATATTTAGCCCCCAGGCTCATGGGGGTAAATAGCTACATGGTAACAACATACGCTACTCCGGGCAATGGCTCGATCTTACTGAACGGCAATACTTACACGATCAACCTGTCGCTCGATTTTCTCCAAAACGGGGTAGCAGTCCCCGGCGGGTCGGACACGGGTCAGATCGACCTCTACAACGGCACCATCTATGCCGCCGATGCGACCACAGGCAATTGGTACGCCTTCGATGGGGTAGCAATATTCACCCTTGCCAGCGCGCCTCCCAATCTTCCTGGTTCACCACCGGCACCGCCGCCGTCACCGACTCCAACACCATCGCCGTCACCTGGACCGGCCGCTGGTACGCAGATCGTCATCGATCTTACCAAGACCGTTGGCGTCGTCAGTCCATACATTTGGGGTGTCGGCACCGAGGGCTTGAACTCGCCCGCTGTGAATGATTATGGCGCAGCAATCAATTCTGGTTGGCAAACGACCTATCGGCAACAGCAATGGCGGCTGTTCCGTCACAATACACAGGGATCATTGTTTCGTTGGCCGGGTGGTAATAATCAAAACACCACGATGCAGAACAACTGGATCAATGGCCTTAAGGCGATTTGGCAACAAGCATCTGGACCGGAAGATACCAGCCGTTATCAGCAAGTCTTCACCTTCGGTAGCGCCCCGAACTCGGGTGGTAATCAACCAGGATCGACTGCACAAGCTGTCACACTCGCCAATTGGTTCAAGAGCAATGGTTTCCCGATCTATTATTGGGAGTACTGGAATGAACCTGATTCCGATCTGACTGACTACGTAGCAAACTACAACGCGTTCAGAAACGCGATCAAGTCGGTTGATGCCAACTATAAGGTTGGTGGCCCGACCACATCGTTCGCGCGATCGGACTTCCTTTCGCAAGGTTTGACCTACGACTTCGTCTCTTATCACACCTATGTAACGGGTGGGTACAGTAACAACTTTTCATTATTCAACACCATCGTAAACCGTCAACAAAGCGATATTGCCACCATTCGATCCAAGACATCCGTGCCGATCTTCCTTGGTGAATGGAATATCGACTACAATGGCACCGAACCGATGATGCAGACGATCGACGGTGCGATCTTTGGTGCTTTGTATACGCTTGGTGCTCGTGCAACTATAGATTCGAACATCACGATGGGCGCCATTTGGACGATTGGTGAGAACTCTAACTTCACCATTGTCAATGACGATGGCAGCAATGTGCGTCCAATGGGCTATATGCTTGGCCAACTTGGTCGGATCATGGGCGGCAATCAGGTATCTGCTAGCATTGGCTCTGGCCTGACCAATGTCGTATGTCTCGCGAGTGTCCAGACCTCGACGTTCAGTATCGCGTTTATCAACTATAGCTCCACAGCGCAGACGATCAATCTGCAAGGCTTGCCAGCGCAAACAGGGACGTACTGGGAACTATCGCCCACTCATTCCTCGCCGCCGATTCAACAATCGCTGACGATCACCAATAGTATGTCGTTGAGCTTGCCGTCACGATCACTCGTGACGTTGACCGGCAATCTCGCGGTGATTCCACCGGCACCTCCTTCTCCGCCACCGGCACCTCCTCCTCCTTCTCCGCCACCGGCACCACCGCCGACACCGGCTCCTGCCACGAGAAACTATTGGCAGAACCCAGGTGGCGACGGATCGTCAGGCACGCTTGGTGGGGCGAGCGTGTGGGTCACACAGCTTGGTTCAGGAGCCGTGGCTGGATTGGCAACAGACCCTGACACGATTGCATTGAGACATGGCGGCGCGATCAACCCCAGTCTCTCGATGGGGGATGTCATCTGGAATGGCAAAGCAACCGATCCTCTGACCACGTTCACGACGTCGCCTGATGCATATCAACGGGATAGTGCGCTATCTGCCAATCTGCACGTTCCACTCGGCGCCTATCAGCCCGGTCCCACGTTTGGCAACAGCCTTGGACGCAACATCTTCAATATTTGGGACATAAGCGGTAACCAAAAAACGGCATGGTCATTCGTCGATCTCAATACATCGCCAATCACCGGCGGTCAGGTTGTCGCGGCTGAGTTTGGTGAAACTGATGATCCGACGTCCGATCACTTCGGTGAAGATCAGGAAACAGGCAACTACGGATACGATGGTATCCCTGGCATGTTGACTGCGTATGATTTTGATTCTACGCAGAATCCGAATTATCCGAACATCCAGCATATGCTGCGATATCTACATGATCCCAAGTTCCTCAAGAGCGGATCATCGGATGGCACCGATAATCTGGGACCCAATTCGTGGCCACAGAAGAAGCAAGATTCACAAAGCGCCGTCCCCTATACGGGTCAATTGGTTGCTGGTACGACAGTGTTCATCCCACAATCGACCACGATGCCAAGTGGTTTGACGGCTGAGGGGCAAGTGGTCTTCAAGTGTCTACAGACGTATGGGGCACTGTGGCGCGGATCGATCCCTGGCGGCTTTCATTTGAGTTGCTCGCAGGATGTATCCCCGACGGTCATCGCTCATCTCAACACTGATTTGCCGAAGATCGTGCAGTATCTATGTCCATTGCGGAACCAGCATGTTGGTGGCCAGTCGTTTGCGACGTCTCCCAAGAATGGTCCTGGACCTCGTGTGGGAATCGGTACTCCGCCGCTCGCCTCGTCACCGCCAGCGGGTCCAGCGCCATCGCCGGTCACGATTACGATCGGACAGGTGTCACAAACCTTCACGAGCTATTGGCAGGCACTGAGCGCTGAAATAGCTGCCAACACTGACATCCTTTACGGTTTCGTAGTTCATACCGGTGATCCGCAGGGGTCGAGTGGAACACCGGACGATGGCGTCATAAACACACCAGCGGCGACGATCATTGGTAACACGTTCGGGCCGTTGAAAAAGGGCTAAGCTTATGGCGCAAACTATAAATGTCCTGAACGCCAATGCGATCAAACTGGCACTCAAATACTTCGGCGATGCGACTGGATTCGTCCAGATTATTGAAGCGAACGATCTGACCGATTGGGCGATCGGTGCGCCGATCATCACGGAGACTGTGATGCCAAACCTCACTGGCGATACTGTGCTGATCTTGCCGCCACTCGATGGCGTCGAGACCGGCATGCTTGTCTATTGTGATGGTTACGGTACCTACGGTCTGGTCACGCTGGTCGAGACTGTTTCGCAGATACCGGCTGGCATCCCTTTTGCGCAAGGTTACGCTGATATCGCGGCACTCTATCAATCAGACGTCGCAATCGCTGAATCACTGCCGCCAAGTGGACGTCCGATCAGGATCATGCCGGGTCTCGGCCAGCCCGTGAGTACCAACGTGACCATCACACCGGGTCTCGATAATCTCATGGCGGCTGGGAGCACAGTGACGTTTGCGATCGGCAACCCGATTGAGATCGTTATCCCCACCACATCTAACAGCAGGGGTACGCCGTGAGCGATACCAGCCCGCAACTTGCAAGACTAATTGCTCTCGTCAGTCAGATTAAGATTCCAACCGACGTGGCCACCAATCCGGTCTCGGCTGCTGCGCTACAGCAGGTACTTAACGTCATCGAATCCAATGCCGATACGAACAATCCTGGGCTGGAACAGGTGTTTGCCACGGCGAACGCCTCAATCTTCTATCAGACGAAGGTGATCAACGAGACACAATTCGTTTCGCCTCAACAGGTTGTCGATCTCGCGACACCATTGCATGATGCATGGGCGTCATATCAGATCGAGCAATACCTGCTGCGCATCAGTAATGCAATTGGCTTCCCGGCCCCTGCTCAGAAGTATCTTGCGTTCGAACAGCATGTCAATCCGCGTCTCACGCCGTTGCCCTTCAGTCCGCCGGCTCCGACGCCTACGCCATCGCCTCCACCTACGCCATCGCCAACGCCGTCGCCAACGCCGTCGCCAACACCGACACCAACACCAACACCAACGCCGTCGCCAACACCAACGCCGTCGCCCACATCGGCCGTCCAATTCGTCGCCGCACAACAGGACCTTTATCCGGGAAGCGGGGAACCCGCGAGTGGTATGAGCGTGAAGACGACACTTGGTGTAAATTCGGTGTACGTGCCCGTGCTATGCTTCACAACATCTGCCACATCAACCGATGTATCGTTCCTCGATGCAAATAACGATCCAGTCATCGTTGGCGGTACGATCGATCTCGTTGTGCAGAGTTATCGCGCGAATGGATTGTCGGTCATTCTTGCATTGGTCCTGCAATGTGCTGATGGGACGCCGACCTACAACTTCTTCCCGACCGATCCAGCGGCGTTCCTGGTCAATCTACAAAACGTGGCTGTTCAGCTTGCGATAGCAGCGAATAGATTGGGCTGCGCCGCGATCTCCATCGCACCGGGCGTGTTTCCATATGCGCGGAACGGTGATACGCCGACCGAGTATATGCCGCAATGGTTGCAACTCTATCACACATGCAAGGCCGTGTTCTCTGGCGCCATTCTATACCAAGCGACACCGCAGACAGTCGGCCCGGTCGGATCATCCTATGCGATGAACTGGGGAAGCGGCTCGACACAAATCTGGGATGCAATCGGTGTTGAAATCAGTGCGCCATTCACCGGTACCGATGCGAGTTCGATCCAGAGTTACTGGCAAACGGCTGCTGATACTGAAGCACCATACAATCTTCCATTGTTCGGTCCATCAGGCTGGATACGCAAACTCTATAATGATTGGTCGTCCACTGGACGTAAAATCTGGATCACGACGACTGGTATCAGCGCATCAGGCAGCGTGCCCGCGCCTATCCCTGTGCCACCGATTCCGGCTCCTCCGCCTCCGGCACCGACACCACCTCCGTCACCGCCGCCTTCGCCCACGCCGCCTCCACCGGCACCTCCCCCTGCGCCGGTCGAGAATGGTATCTACGTGATGAGTGGCATCGTCGCCACACAGATCGCCACTTCACCGGTCGCCATAAAGGCTATCGAGGCAACGTCCGATGGGATCGGAACGTTTTGGCCTTCTGCGACCGTTGCCGGCATGAAGGGCAGCGGTATCGTGCTCGGATATCTCAACATTGGCTTCGCCCAGTCGTTCCGTCCGTACTACCAGACGGCAGTGAACGCCCAGATCGTCATCAATCCAACCACACCGGTAATTGGCTCAGGTGCGACAGCGACATATAACGTCGAATTCTGGACGCCGACGTGGTTGCAGATTTGTCAGGATTGGATCAGCAATCTGATCACCGCCGGGTTTGATGGTGTCTTTATGGATGGTATCGAGGGATGGAACTACACCAAGTCGGCAACCGACCCCGCTGTCGAGTTTGCAAGTGGTGTCGTCAATTCGGCCAACTTCATGACCCAGTTGATCAGCAATCTGCGAACATATGCCCACGGCATCAAAGTAGACTTTCTGATCTGGACTAATGGCGGCGAAGAACTTTTCAATCCAAGTCTCGCGGGACTCGGCTATAGCTTCACGCCAATCATCCCCTATACTTCTGTCATCGATGGCATGTTCAAAGAAAAGGTCGTATATAATTCTTACGGCAACCCGGCTTCGACGACCCAACGTAACTTCGAGGATGCGATGCTGGCCAATTGCACGGCGGCTGGCAAGCCGGTCATCTTGGTCGAGTACGTGGACGGAGGTACGAATGCGACCACGACGACTGAGGTCTCTGACGTCAAAACATGGGCCGCCGCGCATGGCTATGGTTATTACATCGCTGCTGCGAACCAGAGTCTGTCGGGGATGGATACGGTTGGCTGGATTAGCACACCGTCTCCAACACCCACTCCACCTCCACCGGCACCTCCGCCTGCGCCGACGCCTTCTCCCAACGGCACAACGGTGCCCAGTGCATCGCAGATCATTGGCATTGACGGAAGCATATGGACGATTGTCGGACAGCAAGTCGCGGTCAATGGTGTCGTGGATTTGACCACAAACAACGTGCTCGAATTGGCGTACGTGAATGGTGCGGTATGGCGTGAATCGTCGGCGACGATCCTCAGCACGGCGACCTATGCAACCACAGGGGTGGGATCGATCAGTTTCAACGGTCATACGTACTCAATCGATACCTCGTTGAACATATTACAGGATGGCATACCGCTGCCCGGCGGTGACCATACCGGTCAGATTGACCTGTACAACAACAACATATACGGCGCGGATGCGACGACGATCAATTGGTTCATATGGGATGGATCGACTTTCGTCGGGCCATTGACTGCACCGGCTAATCTGCCGCAAGGCGTGCTCTGGTATAGCAAAACCGTCCCGACTGATGCATGGTCACCGGCGAGCGGCACGACGATCAACCCGCTTGGTGTTTTGACGCCGCCGCCATCACCGCCGCCGAGCGGCCCTGCCGTGACCTTCAATCTGGCGTCACCGACCGGTGTGGTTATGCCGCCATCCTTCTATGGAGTCGCGTGCAGCACGATGCCGAACAGCGGCGTCTCTGACTATGGCCTAATGACCGACCCGGCGTTTCAGACGATCTGCAAGTCACTGCCGTTCGGTGCGCTGCGACTCAACTGGGGTCTGAACACGAATAGTCAGATGGACTTTCTCTATCCGAGCCGTGGTTCTAGTCCGCAATGGCAGTATATCGACAACTTCATCAACAATGCGCAGAAGTGCTTCACGGTTGGCACGACTCTGGCGACGGCTAATCTGGTCATCACGCTTGGCTGGCCACCGTGGATCGATATTACATCGTCCTCAGATTGGGCAGTGTATCAGAACATATGCCAGCAGATTGCCCAGCACTTCCTGAATGGCGGCTTGCCTTGCTTCTATTGGACATTGAAGAACGAGAACGATGATCTCGATATCAATAGTTGTATCGGCATGTTCAATGCGATGAAAGCCGGTGTCAAGGCGGTCAATAGCGACTATCAGGCCGGTGGCCTGGATGATTCGTACGCCAATCAGTCTCGCATCACCGCGCTCATTCAGCAGTCTGCGCCAGACTTTATCTCCTGGCATGGCTATCCGGAAGAACAGGGATCGATGTCGGTCTCGCAAATCTTCGCAAATGAATTGACAGATACGTTTAACGATATCCGGTCCTATACAACAGCCGCCGGATTGTCATCGCACGCTCCTCTCATGTTGACCGAGTTCAACATGGATGGAACGCCGGGTTTCTCAAGCTATCAGCAAGACGTCACTGGTGCGGTCTACGCGGCGTTTCGATATGCTACGGTCGGAAAGGTTGGCACAGCATGGAGCCTAATGCGGTGGGATATCGCCTTTGATCAATTCTATGGATTGATAGAGAGCAACACTTGGGGACAAGGTCCGTACTTCCTCACCCCGCCAGCGTATGTCTATTCGAAACTTGCATCGATCGCACCGGGCAATGTCGTGAGCAGTGCGGTGACCGGTGGCTCGATGAACTTGGTAACGATCGGCACCGTGGCGTCGTCATCGAGAACCAGCAACTTCTGCTGCCAAATCATCAACTATAATGTAAGCACGAATTATCCTGTTTCGGTCGTCATGAACGGATCGACGGCAACGGCGTGGACCTATTGGGAACTCAGCGCGGCCCATCCGTCTGGATACACCACCACGATCTCAACATCGGCGTTGCTTACGGGGATCACCATCCCGGCGATGTCGATTGTCGTCCTCACCGCTACTTCATAGTAGCTCTAAATAGACATCTAGCTGGAGTATCGTACCATTAGCGTTGCATCAAATCAATATGGAGTTGGGATCGTCTTTGTAGACGGCACCGAGTTCGGAGCGAACACCGGAGGGTCAATTCCGCTTGGGATCAACAACGCATTTTCGGATGCGCTCAGTCTCAGCCAGCCCACATCACAGACCATCGCTGGCCCCCTCGTCCTGAGCGGCGGAGCAACCTTCAATGGCACGACCACCAGCGCCGCCGCTGAAGTGAAGAAAGTAAGTGTCTTCACAGGCACCGGCAGCTATTCAGTCGTCACTACAGATCGTTACGTGATCATCAACAAGGCTAGCGGAGCAGCCACCAGCGTCGTTCTACCTGCCTCGCCCGCCACTGGACGTATCATTACGATTAAGGATGGCAAGGGCGATGCCGCTACAAACAACATTACTATCACAGCAAGCCAGAACATCGACGGGGTATCCGGCGGCACAGGTGTTGTCATCAACATCGCGTACGCTTCGATCGATCTAGTGTTTACGGGCACAATTTGGGGTGTCGTCTGATGTCATACCTATACAATATCCCCTCTCTTCCATTGAGCGGTGATGCATCGCTTGCAACACAGGTTCCAACTGGTACCGGCGCTACTGCGCGGACCATGCGTGCTCGCTTCGGCGATGTGATCTGGGCGGCTGATTTCGGCGTCACTGCAAACGGCTCAACGAATGATACAACCGCCTGGGGTAACGCCTTTACCGCCGCAACTGGTTCCGGCAAGTATATTGTCATGGCGCCTGCCGGCGTCAGCATCATCTCTTCAATCACGATCCCTACCGGTGTCACTCTTGTAGGGGCAGCACCAACAAACTCTTATCTCGGCGGGACCGTCACGACCCTACTTGGCAGTGTCTTGAAGAAGACATCGGGTACCAGCGCCGCAATCACGATGTCAGCGACGTCCGTCGCAAGCGATAATCGCGGAGGTGGTTTAGCCAATATCGCGTTGATCGGTGACGGCACTCATGACGGCGTGCTCTGTGCGGCAGCCATTCCATTCATTTTCGATCGATGCATATTCACGTCGTGCAATAGTGCGATCAATGGTCAGTATGCAACCATCTTCGTCGCCAATTGCACATTCTCGTATAACTCCTTGGGTATTTGGAATGTAACGGATTCTCGCATCACGCATAGCGGTTTCAACGGCAATACGAACGGGATTCAGCTAGATAGCGGTGCCAACGACAATATCATCTCGCACTGCAAGATCGAGTTCAACTCAGGCAACGGTATCCAGGTTGACACAACCGAGGATAACGTCATCAGTGCGAATATCGTCGATTCGAATGGTGCATCCAACATCCGCTGGACCAACAATCGTAATGGTGTGATCAATGGCAATATTATGCGGAACTTTGCTGATCAGGTGACGATGAGTGGCAACCATCTGTATCTTTCCGGTAATACCGAGACTGCCGTGAGTGGCAACAGTACCAAGTTCGACGCGACCACTGGCACGACCCCGGTGAATGCCGTGGGTGGCGGCGCCAATACATCGATCATCATGATTGGCAACTCATGGCGTGGCCACAGTGGATCGACGGCCATCAATGCTAGCGTCACTGGATTGACCACGACCGGCAACCTCACCTAATGGCCAAAACAAAGCGCAAGCCTACGCCGCCAGTAGTTACAGTTGTCAGTGAAATAACGACGACCGTGGCCTTAACATGAGTTTGACGTATCAACCGAGATATCGAGTAACCGGATCACCGACGTGGATCAATTGGGGATCACCGGTTGCTTCTCCACCGGTGACGATCACCGGCCTCCAGTCTAGCACGGCGTATGATTTTGATGTTGTAGCGAACAATTCATTCGGTCAAACCGCATCGTCCACGGTTTCAGTAGCTACGTTGTCGAGTTTGACTATTAACAGCATCGCGCTAAGCGATACATCATTCAATACCGGATCACCGATCGGGACTCTGGTCGGCAATGTCACAGTAACGACAACCGGTGGGAGCTTCATCGGGATGTTGACTGTGACCGGCACTGATGCAGCATTCTTTCAGATCGTTGGCAATCAACTTCAGTTGGCCTCTGCCAGCACTTCTGTCAGAAGCTATAACATCAACATCGTTGCCACACAGAGTTCCGCAAGCGACTCACCATTCACCCAAGCCTTCTCAATTAGTGGCGTGAGTGGCGAGTCGGCGGAAGCTACAACCGTAACGACGGCCGGTCCAACGATCAATGCGTCTACAACCTTGAAGACTGCGCAACCCAGCGGGCCTTACAACGTATTTGCTCTCACATCCGGTAGTCAGATCAGTCTGAATGGCGTTGTCCAAAGCAATACCGGAAACGTCGTCGCATTGTTCTACCATGACAACACGATCTTCCAGCACGCCGTGTCTGGATCATTTGATGATTGGTGGTATTGGAGTCCAGCAGCATCTCAATATGTAGAGTTTGGTTATACTGTGGCGCTGAGCACGACTACTTACACGCAAGGCGCGACCGGAGGAACAGTCGTTGGCCAAATCACAGTTACTATGTCGGACGCCAGCAGTTTCGCAAGTTGGGGCGGCGCTCTTTCATTGAGCGGCACAAATGCGTCGAGCTTTACGATCACTGGTAGCGCTTCTCCCTATAACCTCGTCGTTGCATCTGGCAATACATTGGGGGCGGGATCGTATAACATTACAATCACCGCCTCGATCTTGGTAGGATAGCATCAGCATGTTTTGTGACATCAGACCTTTTAATTGGAAATAACATGGCAACGCCTATCGGCCATACAACTACAAGTCCATTGTCGGTTACGCTAACGAGTTCCTCGTCCCAAGCCATTCTCACGGCTGGTCCAGGTTATGCCAGCACTACTACTACATGGAATAATTTTTTATCTAAGATGAATGTCACTTCTGCCAATACTTGTTGGATGGATTATTTGCCTAATTCAAGTGGTAATTCAACCAGCAGTTGGCCGGGAGCCTATAACTCTCGTCTTCCAACAATTGCTGGATTTGGTGTTAAAACGATCAGCTACGGCTTACCAATGGCCGTGACGACATCGAGCGCCATGAGCGATTTTGCCAGCATCAGCAGCGGCGGGTGGGATAGTGCTATTCAAGCGTTCTATGCCGCATGTAAGAGCAACGGTTTCACTAAAGTGTTCGTTCGCCCAGGCTGGGAGATGAACCTGTCTGGTCAATATGCTTGGCAGATCATGACGACGTCCGGTGCTCCTGCTGCTTTTGTCAGTGCTTTCCAGCACATCTATACACTGAGCAAAACCTGGGCGACATCCAATGGTGTTTCAATAATCGTCGCTTGGAATCCGAATGTCGGAACAGGTGTCGGCGTGCCGTACATGAACTTTTTCCCCGGTGCGTCGCACTGTGATCAAATATGGATTGATATGTACGGATCACCTTATAACGCCGATACAATTGCCTCGCACCGTTCCGGCGGATCAACGGATGTGGCTTTCATTGATATGTATAATATGGCGCAGTCCGGCGGAAACGGCTTTGGTCTCGGAGAGACTAGCTCAACAAATACAACGTTTCCGACTAATTTAACTAATACCATAACTGCCAATAACATACACATAAATCAGCTTGGAATATATGTATGGAGCGGGTCCGAATGGGATTGGACTGCTAATTCTTCAATCGCTGCGGCGTGGAAGTCTTGTTGGGCTGTAGCCTAGCACCGGTCCTAGACGGCTTAAGAGATATATAGACAGGGACCAACTCGGGCTACAGGGTTCCGTCACACTGTTTAGCTGAGGTGGCTATTTTGCAGAAACGTGGTTGGTTCGGTGTTGTACGGTTGGGTAGCATCGGTGACAATTTGATGGTCACCTCAGCCTTACCATTGATCGCCCAAAAATACAATGTCGAGGTGATTGCGCAAGAACCTCATCACGTCATATTCGAAAATAACCCTTATGTAGACAAACTGTCTGTCAAGAAAGACGGCGACATCGCCCGCGGTACTTCCGGCGATCTGTTATCCTGGCAACAATGGTTTGTGGGCCGTTCCGGTGAATTTGAAAAATTCGTCAATCTGTCGCATACGTGCGAATCGACACTCGCGCTGATTCCGGCGCAGACTCAGTTTTATTGGCCAGCTTCCGTGCGTCGCAAACTGTGCGGCAAAAGCTATCTAGAGATGGTGCACGACGTTTGCGAAGTACCTTATGATTTCACCATAGGCCCACGGTTTTATCCCACAGACGAAGAACGTCAGAAAGCGATAGAGACCAAAACCAAAGTGGGTAATCGGGTCATTGGGTGGTGTATCGCCGGCTCACGTTTTGATAAACTCTATCCGTATTCAGCGATGGCTATTGCACGGTTGATCAAAGAGTTAAATACGCCGGTTATCATGTTCGGAGCACCTGGAAAAGACTACGAAATCGCCAAATCTATCCAGGAACATGTGCAACGACAGAACGGAACGGATGATGGTTTGCATCTGGCGCTCTCACCGGAACCGGACAAGCCGAGTTGGGCCATCCGTCGCTCATTAACCCAAGCACAGGCGTGCGATTTGATGATTGGACCGGACACAGGCCCAATGTGGGCGGTGGCTATGGAAGATATGCCCAAAATCGTGCTGCTCAGCCATGCTTCGCCTGAAAACATTACCAAATATTGGAACCAAACAATTTCATTGCACGCTGATCGTGAAAGAGTTCCGTGTTCTCCTTGTCACAGATTGCACGATGTAATTGATACATGCACGCCTAACAAAGATGGTAATGCATCCGCATGCATGACCGACATTAGCGTCGAGACGATTATCCAGACTGCAAAAGACTTCGACGTAGAAGTGTTACAACAACTAGAGAGTAAAGGTTAATCCTATGGCAGGTATCGCGGTCTACGCCGAGAAAGCTATGCTCGATTGGGTTTTGTTGGGCGCAACCCCGACGCGTCCGACCGCACTCGGTGTCAACATCAGCTTGGGTTCGCCCAGTTCCGTCAGCGCATCTGAGGTCGCGCTCGGGTCTGGTATCACGCGACAAGCCGTCAGCTTCGCCCCTGCGGATTCGCCAGCGGGTTCCGGGTCGAATACCGTGCCGATGACGTTCGGTCCTGTCTCTGGTGCTTGTTCCGTATCGGGCATTAGCATCTGGGACACCGCGTCGCCGACCAACGGAAACTATCTGTGGTACGGGTTGCTTTCGACCGTGCGCACCCTCGGCGTGGGCGATTCATTGGTCATAGCAGCAGGTGAACTTACTATCACATTGAGGTAGCTGCAACGTAGTTAATCAGATTCATGGTGTTTAAACCATGAATCTAATTACGGCAAGAGCATGTGTTTGAGCGAGAGAGAACTATACTATTTAATTCCAGCTACGTAATATAAATGACCAACAGCGTCGTCCTCACAGCAACCAGTGGCTCACCACAAACCTGGACAGTTGATCCAGAGATTCCGGCCGGCGCCACACTACACATCGAGGCGTGGGGAGCAGGATCAGGCGCCGCAGGCGGAACAGGCAGCCAAGGCGCTGGCGGAGCCGGAGGATGCTGGGCCGATACTTATTACACGGTTTCAGCGGCTGACATTGCTAGCGGCATTACCTATACAATACAGAATGGTACTGCTGGCACCGTTGCAGCGAATTCGACTGTTGGTCCTGATGCTGTATTCGGAACAGCCCCGAAAAACAAAATCCCCAATAGCAGTATGTATGGTGCTGCCGTTGGCACGTTTCCGGTTGGCACAAGCGCAAACCTCAAAGGATTAACCGTCGCTGTTGCTGCGGTCGGTACCGATGCCGGTACCGGATTAAATTACATCGACGTGTCATTCACTGGCACGACATCTGGCTCAGGCTCGTTTGGCTTGATTTGGGCTGCGGTCAATGCCGGCACGTGTTTCCCGTTAACTGCATCACAGTCATATACCGCTAGCATTTATATGCAGGTTGTTGCTGGCAACCTGAATAATACGACTGGATTTGTTTTTCAGGTTGGTTGTAACTCAGTAACAAACGCTGGATTGGGTGGATTCAATCCCCTTTCGATCTCTGGCTCGCCGCCAGTTATCGCCACCGGATCATTAACCCGTTACAGCGGCACTGCCACATCACTAGCATCAACCGCACAGTGCCAGCCATACCTGCTGTTTACCGTGGGCGGTGCGGTTGCGATCTCATTTACGTTGCGAATTGCCGGTATCCAGCTAGAACAAGCTGCATCTGTTAGCGCATTCCAATCGACCCCAACCTCGTATGTGCTCGCCAAAGGCGGCGGTGCGACGAGTGGCACAACAGGTGGCGTCAGCCCACATTCTTCTAACTCTTTTGGTCTGAATTCGTTCAAAGGCGGTAACGGAGCGACACGGACACAGGGCGGTGGTGGCGGCGGCGGTGCTGGAAAAGATGCAGCCGGTGTCTCGACCACATCAGCAACTGGTGGTCACGGTGATGGTGCTTCGATCGGGGGCGCGCACGGTACAGCAAACGTAGAAGGCGGCGGAGGAGGCTCTGGTTCTTCTGCGACCGGTGGCACGGGTGAGGCTGGCGGCGCGCCGGCTGGCGGTGGTGGCGGAGAGACGGCCACAAGTGGGACTAACACTGGCGGCGCCGGTGGCCGTTCCCAGATACGCATCAGTTGGACGCTGCACGCTAGTGACGCTACGATTGGTGCCAGCGGTGGCACGCTTGTCAACTCTACCGTTGTCCGCAATGACTCCGCCTCAATCAATGGAGTAGCAGGGACTGGATCGGCTGGCACATTAACCGTCGAGGTCGATGACTCCGCTTCAATCAATGGAGTAGCAGGGACTGGATCGGCTGGCACATTAACCGTCGAGGTCGATCGTGCG